CTCTACCCATCTCACCCATAGCGATACCATGACGTGAACCACCAAATGAATTTGCTGCCTGTGCTTGTGCGCCTAACATGTCCATGCCTTTATCAGCACCTCTTAGGATGTCAGCTTCATTAGCCTCGATTACCTGCTGAGTATATTTGTTCATGTATGGGTCAAGGTCTGTTGTTGCTATTTGACCTTCTTGGAATCCTAACTCATCTGCTGTTGTTGCGCCTGCTGCGTATATACCTTCGGCTGCCATAGTGTTTATATCTGTAGGAGCTGTTGTTGCCGGAGCTGTTGTTGCAGTAGTAGGTGTTGCAGTAGTAGGTGTTGCAGTAGTAGGTGTTGCTACCGATGTGGTAGCGTCTAACAGACCTACATCCTCAGTTGTTGCCGGAGCAGTAGCAGCAGTTACAGGAGCAGGAGCTACAGGAGCTTGTTGTCCTTGCCAAGGAGTGCCTGCAGCAGCCATACCATCTAAGACTGCCTGTGGCGGTGAAGAATTTCCTCTTGTTAAAGCGTTCATCTCTGCGTCAAGTTCGTTTTGCATTCTTAGCTGTTCTGCAGGATGACGCGCACCTGAGTTCATATTCTGAACAGATTGTTGCATCTCAGGAGACTGCCAAGAGGTATCTTCATAATTGGAAGCTACAGTGGCAGGGGCTACAGTATGTTTTGACCCTTGCGTAGCAAGCATTGCTTGTCGCTGTTGATGAGCAGGATTTGCTTCCCACACACCTTGCGCATTTTGCCTTAGTGCTTGAGTAGCGCCCGGACGTGCAGGAGTTCCAAACAGATTTCCTTCACCAAGTGTAGCACCACTACCAATAAAATTATTAGCACTTTGTGATATTTTGTTCCACATCCCATTAGGAGTTCCTACTTGCTGTGGAGCAGTTCCAAGTGTAGACTGTCCTATTTGTGGTATCTGAGTTTGTCCACCTGTTTGTTGTTGTGCCATAATGTTTTCCTATGTCTCTTTAGGTCCAAACAACGCATCGTATTGTGCTTGTTGTTCAGGGTTACGTTGTGCTAATTCGTCTCTAGCTTGTTCAAATAGTGGTGCGGATGAGTATCCTTTAATTCCACCTGCAAACTCTTGAGCTTCAGGCATTCCTTGGTAGGCTGTCATACCTTGTGGAGCAAGACCAAAGGCTTGAGCTGCACCTATATTTGATTGTGCTGCTACTCTCTGAGTGTCATTAAATCCTGCAACATCAGGTCCATAGTAAGGTCTGTAGCCTATTCTTTGAACGTCCTCTGCTCGTGCTAAATTCCTAATTGCAGGGTCTTTTAACCAATCAGGTATTTTCGATTCACTTGTTGTACTACCGCCTTTTCCACCACTCATCTAAAACTCCTTTGCTATAACCATATGTTGTTCTTTCCACCCTTTGTCACTTAGAGCTTTCTTCCACCCTTTGCGACCTACAAGGGTCATTCCATCACAACCTTGAACCTTTCCCCATTCCATCGCATCATCGTGCATATCAGTAATTTGGTCTAAATTCCCACCTGCCAAAAAGACATGTAAGACTTTTTTGTTAGGATACACTATTATCTCTGTAACAGCGCACCCTTTCGGACCTGCCCATAGTTGCATGTGACCACTTATAACTCCATCAACTATGTGAATAAAGTTATGAGTATTTCCACCTTTGTCTAAAGCAGATTCAATCCACTTTCTACATCTTAATAATTCTTCATTCGTAATCATTCGTCTAATAGAATCTTCACCCAAACACCATCCTTAGATACCATAGGACACTTATTAACAGCATCCCACATTAAGATTCCATCTACAGTTGCTGATTGATGGTCTACACCTATTGGCAACGTAGTCAAAGTATCCTTACTTCTTACCAAGAATGCGTTTAATCGCTCACCCCACGCCTTCCAATTACTTCCTAAAGGACTAGGTGGTATTACACAGCCACTCATCGTTTTCCACCCGGTTTAGCTTCAACTCGCATAGTTCCTGCGCGCCAATTTACAGTTTTATTACCTATAATTCTCATTCTTAACTGTCTTCCAGTGAATCTTACCGATGTAGGGTTAGAAAGGTCATAAGGACCGTGTGATGTCTCAGCACCGTTCGGATAAAATCTTGTTTTAAAATCAACTTGTACATCGCCCTGTGTTTTCTCATCAGGAATAATGCTTGTTACTTTAGCCACTGTATCGCCATTTCCTAAGCTAATAGGACCTGTTTCGGCAAACGGCTCGTTATCATCCATTTGTGAACCTATCTCATGTTGGAATAACTTACCTGTCTCATCAAACCACATAGGTGTTTTATAAACACCACTGTCAATTCCTGTAGTTCTTTTTATTTTTCCTATGTTCCAATGACCTTCTTTGTAATCAAATGACACATAAGAATCGTTTTCTTCCCCATCTGAAGGATAAAACCACCATACTTCACCGTATTGTGAGTTGTGTACTGCTGTAACCTTACTCACTTGAGATTTATTCATATTGTCGAATACATAATCTACAACATCACACTGTACCTCTGTTGCAACAGAGCCGTTAAACATAAAGAACCCTCTTCGACCCATCCAAAAAGCACCCTCATCAATAGCTACTAATGCTTTTCTCGAGACAATTCCACAAGCTGTACCAACTCTCTCAAATCCATAAACAAAGGGAGGTCCTGAGTATGTTGCAATATGAGCATCGTTGTCTGTTAGGATAATAGTTCTACCTCGCATACGAACACCACACATAATCTGACCTGATGTTTGTAACTCAAAATCACCTGCCTCGTTTGTGGCTAAAGGTGTCCAAACAGTGTTATTTTCTCTGTCACACCACCGTACCTTTCTTGGGTTGTTACCTTCCGCCAATGCGAATAAAAAACGCTCCTCGGTTGCAATAATAGAAGAACATACTATGGCAGACGTGCCGTCTGTTATAGCGGTTGGACCGTCTGTAGTAGATAAACCCCACTCATAAATTTTCTTATCTTTCGATGAGCAAGCAATAAGGTTTTGACCCCAATTATCTATTGACCATGTTGTAGCCTCTTGATATACGCCTGAGTCAGGTCTTTCATTGCCATAAGTACCTCCGCCAAAATAATATCCACCATAAGAGGTATTAACATTAGCCTGAATGTCTCCATCTGTGATAGATTGAGTCCACACACCGTCCGTAGCGGCTATACAAGTAGCTTTAGTAGTTAAGGACGAGTCAAGTGTTCCGTCTACTTCACAAGTTCCGGGTGTTATATCAGTAGTTAATCCTGAGGGAGTTATGAATACAAGTTTATTAAAATTAGCGCCTACTAAATTAGTTACACCGTTATTGTCTACCCAAGCATGTATGCCTCTAGGAGAGGCATCAAGTCCATAGTTGGTACTAGAGGAGGTGGAATCATTTGCAAATATAGCTGATATCGAAGTTCCTAGGTTAACAGTACCTTCACTATCTATAGAGCCACCAAACGTAACTTCTCGCCATCCACCTACAGGTCTCAAAGAGCCATCAGTCCAACGAACTAAATTAGCATCACGCCATCTGTTAGAGGAATCAAAGTCTGTTCCGTTTCTATAAACTCCGGGTGGTAATTTTAATGGTATAAGTGGCATATCACCCCATACCTCTTATCTTTAATTTTAATCCTGAGCCACTAAACCTAGATTTATCAGACACTTCATTTAATCGTGCAACGGCTGCGCCATACATCTGCGCCCATATTGCAACTCTCTCGTCTTCTCCTAGATACGGTGCTGAATGTAGTAGTGCGCCATAAAGGTACACATCAGGTGCTTCTAGTAATAACCAATTATCAGCATTACTACTACTAAGAGCCGTAGTCTTAGGATAGTAAAGCAATTCTGTATTACCCGTAGCAGACGGTGTTGGGTAGAACTGAAATTGACCGTCAGCGTGTGTGTAATGTGTTGGTGTTCCTGAAGCGTCTTCATTAGAGGCACGTTTGTCTGCCATAGACGCTCTTGATATTAAATTAAGTGGAGATGTTCCGTTGTCTTTTACGTGGAATCTAATAGTTTCCATCCAATCAGCAGGAACTGGTGAATATTCGGTACCTGCGATACGCCAAACACTAACGCGTTTCTCCATCTTCCAATGACGTACATCTCTGTTAATCTGTGCTTCTGCTAATGCAATGAAGTTCCCAATAGCCGAAGTTAGGTCATCCCTGTTAAGAAAGTCTGCTACTGCGGTCCTTAGCGTAGTGAATGTATTAATTGCCATAGTTACCCTTTGTGAAAATGCTCTTTTCTCTCGCTCTTCTACGGACTAAGCCATTGCTAATCTTACCACCTGCTTTGACAAATCCTATCTTAGGGTCGAACGCTTCTTTTAAGAATGCCTTTATATTACCCTTGTTTAGTTCCTTTAGGGCATTAGATTTAGCGAATGTATCTGTCTTCACATTAGATAACATAGACACTAAAGCATTTCTTTGATGTTCATTTAAGTCTATTTTTACTAATCTGTCAACCGCCTTATTAGCATTGATAAGTTGTACGATAACAGCCTTGTTCGCCTCTGCCTTAGTCATAGGAGAGCCATCTTTCTTAGGCTCTGAACCGAATCCTTGTGAAGTAGTGTCGTAATCTTTGTAAGCCTTTGACGTTCCGTTCTTGGATTGAGCAAGAGGTGCGTTCTCAAAGTTCTTTACGAAATCTAGTAAATTGTTTTGTGGTTGCCAAGACTTAGTTTCTTTAACTCCATCAAGTACACCGTTCATAGTCTCTGTTGTCTCCTCACTATCTGAAGATGCTAGAGCGCCAAGTACACCACCTACTATTGCCTTACCTTTGTTTGATGGTGTATATCCTGGGAAGTTACTCGTTGCCTTGCCGTTCTGACTAATCAGTTGTTTTAGTTTAGCCTTGTTTATGTCTCCTCTTAGCACTACAGGTATCTTCTCAACACCTTGTTCTGCTAATGCCATAACTCTGTGTCTGCCATCGTGTCCTGTCACTCTTGCTTGACCTTTCTTGACGTTATACAACAGTCCTGAC